GAATTAATACGCCAATGGGCAAGAAAAAAAGGAATATTAGACAATGGAGATACTAAGACACAATATATTAAACTACTGGAGGAAACAGGTGAACTTGCACAAGCAATTCTTAAAAACGATAGGGCTGAGTTCATTGATGCTATTGGTGATTGTGTTGTGGTACTTACCAATCTTGCCGAGCTGGGTAATGTCGGTATTGAGCATTGTATCGATGAGTCGTACGCTCAAATCAGCAATAGAACTGGACGTATGGTAAATGGAACATTTGTTAAAACAGAATCATTATGAATAAAAAACAAATAGAATTTAGAGACCCAGTTGTTGAACGTGTAGTTGATAAGTTTGTATCAAGATCTGATATAGGCTTTGCGAAGTACGGCGTAACACTTAATGACGACAAATCAAATTTGTTTGCTTGGATTAATCACTTGCAAGAAGAATTAATGGATGCTGTGCTATACATGCAAAAATTAAAAGAATCTAGTACAGAAGAGATGCAAGAAGCTTTGCTAAGAAATATCGAGATCCATGAGGAGACTACCCTATAAAAAAAGAAGCAAGAAGCGTGGTCCTGTTGTAAGCAAAAAAGTTACTTATGACGGGATTAACTTTGCTTCCGGCTTAGAGCGTTATATGTATATGGCGTTAAAGAAAGCTAAGATTAAAGCCAAATATGAAGGAGAAACATTTGTTTTATTAAATGGCTTTCATTTTGAAAACGAAGTATATGAAAGACAAGCTAATGGTAAAGGCGATTATAAAAATCGTGGTTGCAAACGTATATTGCCGATTAAATACACACCTGATTTTATTGGGGATAATTTTATAATAGAAACAAAAGGTAGGGCTAACGAATCGTTCCCAATGCGCTGGAAGTTATTTAAACAATTAGTAACAAATCAATTCCCTGGATATACACTATATAAACCACAAAATCAAAAAGAATGCGACGAAACAGTAAGGATAATCCTTTCCAAGTAACGGGCTATGCCAGGATAATTGAAAAAAACATTTCCAGGCAAAAGTATGCTGAGCGCCAGATTGACAATTGGGTTAAATGGAGTTGGAACAATAGAGGCAAAGTAATGTATAAAGAATTGGTTGAACAACAAGAAAAACATGGAATAAAATGCTATGGCTAAATTAACTTTATCTTCTTATATAGAAGTACCAAAAGTACGTAGAAAAGGCGTGCACGCAAAATCAAAAACAAGTAATAATAAAAACAGCAAAAATTATGTCAAAAAATACAGAGGGCAAGGGAAATAATCCAACCTGGGCAGTATCAATAGGATTTTATCCTGGAGTGCTATTTGGAATGAGAACCTATGAGGAAGAAAATCAAACAGCGCATGTATTTTACTTGCCGTTTATTGACTTAGCAATTGAAATATATAAATAATGGGATTGTTTGAAGAGCGCGTAGCGTACAAACCATTTGAATATCCGGAATATTATACTGAAGGTTGGTTAAAGCAAGCACAGGCATTTTGGTTACATACTGAAATACCTATGCAAGGCGATATTAAAGACTGGAAAGAAAAATTAACACCAGAAGAAAAGAATTTGGTCGGTAATATATTACTCGGCTTTGCGCAAACTGAGTGTGCGGTTTCTGATTACTGGACGCAGAAGGTAGTTGGATGGTTTCCTAAACACGAGATACAACAAATGGCAATGATGTTTGGTTCGCAAGAAACAATACACGCTGTCGCATATAGTTATTTAAATGAAACATTGGGTCTTGAAGATTATGAAGCCTTTTTACATGAGCCTGCAACTGCTCAAAGGTTTGACAACTTGGTTGCTTATGACGGGACAAGCTCTGTTGGTATTGGTAAGTCTCTTGCTGTTTTTAGTGCTTTTGCTGAAGGGGTTAGTCTATATTCTGCTTTTGCTGTTCTCTATTCTTTTCAATTAAGAAATTTATTAAAAGGCATTGGTCAACAAATGAAGTGGAGTGTAAGAGATGAATCTTTACATAGCAAAATGGGCTGTAAACTGTTTCGTGATATTTGCAGTGAAAACAATCAATTAGCGGGTTTATGTCGCAAAGATATAATATCCGCTGCTGAAACAATGGTAAAACTTGAAATAAAATATATAGACAAAATGTTTGAGATGGGGGACATTGAAGGCATTAGCGCTAACGATTTAAAACACTTTATAAGAAAAAGAACAAATGAAAAACTCGTTGAACTTGGTTATGATGATCTTGGAAACTATTTTGCGTTCGACATGGAAGCAGCGTCTAACCTGGATTGGTTTTACCATCTTACCGGGGGCGTTACCCATACTGATTTTTTCGCTATTCGTCCGACGGATTATTCAAAGGCGGGAGAGGGCGAAGACTTTGAAGACATTTGGTAATATACTAAATGAAGACGAAATGTGGGACGAATTAAATCATAAAGTATGAAAGAACAAACATTAATAGAAATAAAAAATAAAGTTGAAATGTTAGGGAATGTAGCTCAAAAGTTACTAAATGAAACCGAATATTTAAAAGACCTAGCTATAGGTACATTAGAAACAATTAAACTTATGGAAGGATATGAGCAAGCTATCAACAAGCTTAAAGAAAAAATGGCTAAACAATCTAGTAAAGCAGAGACGTTTATCAGCGACGGAAAGACTAGCGAATAGGCTTGGGTATATGGGGACTGGTTTTTTTGTAACTGCTCCCCATATGTTGCCTGAAACACCTGGTGTAATAATATACTTTTTAGCTGGGTTATTTTCTTTGCCACAAGTTTTTGTAGCAAAACAATGGAATTTAGTAATAGTAAACATAAACGTAATGGCAGCCTATGCCGCTTTATTTTTTAGATAATGAACAAAGCAAAAAGCAATAGTAAATAATAAAATATGTGGAATGAAAACTGGAAAAAAGGAGAAGATTACCCTGCGTGGGGTAATAACGACGTATACAAGAAGACTATATCCGGGGGATATTTATTATACGACGAGTCACCTAGAGAAGCATACATGCGTGTCAGTAAAACGGTTGCTCGCAGATTATATAAACCGGAAATGGCAGAAACTTTCTTTAATTATATTTGGAATGGTTGGCTTTGCCTTGCTAGCCCGGTACTTAGTAATACCGGCACTGACCGTGGCTTACCTATATCTTGTTTTGGTATCGATGTAGCCGATTCGATTCAGGACATTGGCCAAAAGAACTTAGAGATGATGTTGCTCGCTAAGCACGGCGGTGGAGTTGGCATTGGCATTAATCAAATCAGACCCGCTGGCGCTAAAATTACAGGAAATGGAACATCAGACGGAGTTGTCCCCTTTTGCAAAATCTACGACTCAACTATCCTCGCGACTAATCAAGGCTCTGTTCGCAGAGGCGCAGCATCAGTCAATATCAATATTGAACACGACGATTTTGAAGAGTGGCTTGAAATTAGAGAACCAAAAGGCGACGTTAACAGACAGTCACTCAACCTTCATCAATGCGCAGTTGTTGGTGATAAGTTTATGCGACGCCTTGAGCAAGGCGATTCGGAAGCGAGGACTCGATGGAGTAAACTTATTAGAAAGCGAAAAGCAACTGGAGAGCCGTATATTATGTTTAAAGGAAATGTTAACAAAAACAATCCAAAAGCATATAAAGACAACGGATTAAAAGTACATATGACAAACATATGCAGCGAAATTACTTTGCATACGGATGAAAATCATAGTTTTGTTTGCTGTTTGTCGTCACTAAATTTAGCTAAATATGAAGAATGGAAAGACACTAACCTTATATACGACGCCATTTGGTTTCTTGATGGTGTTATGGAGGAATTTATTCAAAGAGCCAAAGGACTTAGAGGTTTTGAAAATGCCATTCGTTCTGCTACAAAAGGACGAGCACTCGGGTTGGGTGTACTTGGATGGCACACGCATCTCCAAGAGAAGGGCATTCCTTTTGAAGGGTTACTTGCTCAGTTTGAAACTAGGCGTATTTTTTCGCAGATTAAAATTGAATCTGAAAGAGCAAGCCGAGATCTTTCTGAAATCTATGGCGAACCTCTTTGGTGCGCTGGCACTGGTTATCGTAACACTCATCTTAGGGCTATTGCTCCTACTGTGTCTAATAGTAAGCTCAGTGGTAATGTTAGTCCTGGTATTGAGCCTTGGGCCGCTAATGTTTTCACGGAACAAAGCGCGAAGGGTACGTTCATTAGGAAAAATCCCACACTTTTAAAGCTTCTCAGAAAACATAAGTTAAATACAAATGAAATATGGGATAAGATACTTGCTGATGGTGGATCTGTACAAGATATAAAAGAACTTGATGCTATACACGTCGGGCCGGATATTCCAGCGAAAGAAGTTTATAAGACGTTTAAAGAAATAAACCAATTAGAATTAGTTAATCAGGCTGGACTGAGACAGCAATACGTAGATCAGTCGGTTAGTTTAAATTTAGCTTTCCCAAGTGAAGCAACGCCAAAATGGCTTAATAAGGTTCACATGGATGCTTGGAAAAATGGGGTAAAGACTTTATATTATACCAGAACGGAGAGCGTCCTGCGCGGAGATATTGCAGCTACAGCGATGAGCGAAGATTGTTTAGCTTGCGATGGTTAGTTAGTTAGTTAGTTGTTGAAGAAGGGGCGTTGTAATGGCGCCTCTTTTTTTTTAATATGTCCAGACTACATCTGGTTTTTTTGACGTATCTATATCCACGTGTATAAAGCCGTTTCCTACACCTATTCTATCAAAACCTACAGCAAACAATGCTTGTAGCATTAAGAACCTATTACGGCTATCTATTTTAGTTCCACGTGGATTATCAGATACATCAGCTGCTAAACCTTTTAAATGGGAAGAACCTAAAACTCCGCCTACTTTTTCGTTATGTGCTTCAGTTCTATAACCACTAGTTATATATATAGGCTTACCATATATAGCTCTAGCTTTATCTAGCATTTGAATAATCTTTAAATCCATCATTTGCCCACTACCTTGTACGTCTGGCGAATCAAAATGCTCGTATTCAAAATATTTAAACATTATTTTTCTTTTTTAATATCTTTCCATTTTGCTATAGTATATCCTATAGTAACCAATAAAAGCATTATTTTTAAACCGTCCTCTATTTGTGTAAAAGTAGTTACTCCTAGCGTACTACCGTTTATAATATAAAGTTTAAATTCATTCAAGCTCATTTTTATTAATATTTAGTGACTCTACCTTTAGTGTTTTTTTCTCTTTGGGCTTTTCTTTCGGATTCAGGGGTAACTTCACTCCAGGTTTTTGGTGTTTTACTGCTAATTTTTTTGGTTGGTCTAAAGGTATTTTCGCCTTTGCTATAGTCCTTTTCGCCACTTGGTGTTTCCCATTCTTCTTCAAACCAACGTTTGAGGTTTTTAAATGGTGATGGTTTCATTTTAAATGCCATGCTATTTAGATTTATTTCCCCAGTTAGCAGCCCCAACTTTTCTACATTTAACTAATGCACCGCTAGCATAAGCTGAAGGCCATTTTTTATAACGGCTTTTTACTTTCGTGTAGCAAGCATCTTTTTTCTTAGCAGGTGATTCATGACCGTAACCTTGTTTTTGTAATGCTAAGTGCTCTTTTTTAGTTTCTGCAACCTCAACCTTGCCGCTTTTACTAAACATATTATGTTTTTTAAATTTAGCAATAGATATTGGGCCACCACTACCGTCAGCATTCATTGTTACCTCTTGATTGCATGGATATGTTACCGCTCCGCCCTTTTCTTTTACTCTTGCTGTTATAGGTTTCATATATTTATTTTTTCCATTCACTTTTTTTCCAAGATGTTGTTTTACCAAAACCTGTTTTATTCTTTTTATTTTTAGATGTTTCAACTAAACCTACATCCCATTGGCTATAACCTAACATTAATGCTACTGATTGCCAGTACTTAGTGTCATTATCCATTGCTACTCTAATGTTATCTGCTTTACGTATTGCTCTATCAAGAGGTATATTTGTAGTAGCAGAAACAACTTGCCCCGCTGCATAATATGCTGGGTTATCTAACCCATATCCAACCATTTTTTCACGGGTTGTTTTATAACTAAAAGTTCGCGCTGCACCCATTAATTTACGCATCTTAGAATCGATTGGAGGCGATATGCTTAATGCACGCTGAGCTGCTACCGTATAATCAGGTCTATCTTTTTCAGACTGCCTTTTAATTTCTATAATTATATTTTTTAATGTAGAACCAATAGCCCCGTATATACCAACACCTCTTAATATAGAATCAAGCATAGAGTTTGCTACTCTAATTTGTTTATTGTTTAATTCTTCATCATCATCTTCAAACAAACTTGCAAATAATGCGGCTTGTAAACTAGAGAATATAATGTTTTGCACAGCCATATAATACGCTATCTTAGTTATATTAGTTTTTGCATCGCCACGTCCGTTTTTAAGATCTAAGAAGGCCTTTTTGGTTAAACGCATGTATTGCATAGGTGTGTTTGCAAAAGCCAATATAATACGCCCTAATGGGCTTGCCTGTTGTTGTGATATTCTGTCAGGCCTTGATGACTGCTGCGTTTCTTCTGCTATTTCTTGAAAGTCTAAAAACGCTTGCTCTTCAGCGGCTTGTTTTGTTAGCCCCTCTGATACATATTTATTAATTCTATTCCTAACAAACGAGGCTCCTCCTAGTGCAATAGCAAAGCTATCCGCTATTTGAGTCGGTAAGAATCCCACCTTAAGTAACGAAGATAAAACTGCTTTTGTTTTGTTAGTGGCTGTTTCTGCTGCGTTTGCAATATCATCTGCGTTAACATCATTCTTTAGACCAGATCTTCTTTGCTTTAAGAAATCAGAATTAAATAACATAGCGAAATCACTCCAAAATTGTTTTTGATTAGAAAATGCTTTTGCAGCGGCTATAGGGTTATTATCTCCCCAGTTTATAAAGTTTACAGTAGACAATGTTTGTAGCAATGCTGATCTTGTATTAAAGAACATTATTGTACCTACAGAATCATTAACCCAGTTCATAAACTGATTAGTTAACTTATTTGCGCCAGATGGTCTATTACGGCCAGTCTTCATCCTGTAAAGCATGTCTTGCAATGCCTCTACATAATTTTCACCAAATGCAGCTCTAAGTTTATTTAAGTTTTCTTTTGAAAATATAGCGTCAGCATTTGTTTGCCATTCTTGAAGAAATTCAGCTCGCTTAGAAGTATTAATCATATTAATAGCATCAGTTGTTATAGTTCCAGCTAGCCAATCATTTTGTGGCTCTGGATAACCATTTAAAACTGCATCCATTTGATCTGCGAAATCTAATAAATTTTTATCATTCTCTACTATGCTTATCAGCTCTTGAATATCTTCCTTATTTAATCCATCAATTTTAAACCCGTTTTTATCCCAAAGATAAACCCGTACTGCATTTTCATTAGTAAATCCTGTTTCGTTTACTTTCTTTAATTTAGCAGGAACGTTTTTAATATCTTTCTTTAATTGGTTTACAATTGCGGTAACATTTTGCTTATAGCTTTCAAATTCGCGCATTCCTCTTGCAAAGGGGTCAAATAAAGCTTGCTTAAACCATGCTTGTTGCTGTTCACCTTTAGTACCTTTACCTGTTAACTTATATAGCAATCCAGCGAAATCATCAGCAGAAGGCGGAATAAAGAATTTAAACCTCCCTTTCTTTTTAGCTAATATTTTAGATTTAGCAGTAGATATATCTTTTGCTGCCTCAATACCAGTAGCGTCTTGTATTATATTATTAAAGTCTTTATTAAGATTTTTAGAAAATTGCACTTTAGCTTGGTGAACTTTTGATTTAACATCCGCCTGCTCTAATACTTCCTGTACTGCTTTAACATTTTTGTATGCGTCATCTGCAAAGTAAAAGTCATTATACCCTTCGGCAACTTTTCCAATAACCCATTTAGCTTTAGCAATAGCCGTACCATCACCTAATCCAAATATATTTTCTAATTTAATATCTAAGCCAATACCTTTTAAAAACTCGTGTATAGCATATTTTGAATCTGCTGGCCTAGCGGTCAAAATATAAACATTGCTATTGCCGAACTTCTTATTTCTTGCAATGGCCTTGTCAAACATAGGACCTTTTGCTCCTTTCATTACTTTACTAAATTCACTAAAATCAAATTCAGCGCCTTGTTTTTCAAGGTTATCAGCTTGTAATGCAAACTCAGTTGCGTTAATCTTTCCCTTTGTACCATCTGGCAATGTATATAAAACATTACTTTTAGTTGTAGCTAGAGTGTCATCAAAATCCCAAACGCTGATACCTTTAACAGGTGCGTTAGGACGGTTTATCATTGCTTTAGCTTTGTTTACTGTTTTGCTAAATTGCGTTAAACTAGGTTGGGCAGTTTTAGAAAATTGTAATCTATCATATAGCGCAGCTGTACCTTGTTTTGTGTCTAAATTTATAGGTGACTTACTTAAATTTTTTGGATTTGCTATTATAGGCTCTGATATTAAACTAATAGAGGCTCCAATCCTTTTTTTATTTTTATATCTATAATTAAATTTAATTCGTAAGTTGCCTTTAAATTTAACATCAGTTAAATTTTGAACAGGAGTTAAATCATTATTATTAAGACCATATATGTCTGGCCCCATTAATAAAGTACCTATGCCTCCTATTTGAAAAAGATGAGTATCTTTTGCGTTGTAATGATTGGAGACTGTTTGTCCGTCAGCGCCTGTTTCAACTTTTGCTATTCTTTTATATGCTTCAGATTTTTTAACAGCGTTAACAGCTTCTATACTCATGGTCCCACCCATTGGTATAGTATTTATATTTGAACCGTCAATTTTATTTATTATATCTAATATTTGTCTAAGATCTTTTTGAACACTTTTTAGGCTTAACTTAAGTTGCCGACCAGTGGGCATGTCAGCAAAATTCATTTTAACTTTGTCTCCTGCGATATTTTTTCTTTTGCTTGAAACAGAAAATACTTCGTCATTATTAAAATCGGCTCTTAAAGTTGTTTGGCCACACCTTGCAATAGCGCTTTGTTTAAGCTCGTAATTAATATCTTTAGTTTGCCCGTCTTTTTTTATACTTAATTGTATATCCGGTCTGTTGCTATCAAAATCAACCTCTCCTTTTAAAGTTTTTACTTTAATATTAAGGTTTAAATCTTTAGCATTAGCGTCTACTCGGCCTATCGTCAATATCTCGTATATTAACCCTCCTATTGTCGCCCCTTTTAATTGTAAACTTTCTCTAACCCAATTAGTAGCCATTTGTAAGCTTTCCGGTAAAGATAAAAATTCTTCTGAATGTTCGTTTAAATTTAAAGCTTTTCTAACTTTAACAGATGTAATTTCTTTTCTGTCAAATTTACCTGTTGCTTCTTTAGAAAATTGTATAATATCAAACCCAGCTTGTTCGCCTTTGTATCTATCTAATTTAGATTCTAAATTATTAAGCTGTGCATCAATAACTATATTTTCAACTACATCTATAGATTCCGCTGGAGCTAATGCTTGAATTGGTTTAAGAGCTGCTATATTTTCAGGCGTTGCATAATCAGCAACAATTTGTTTAGCCAATGGCTCAAGTATTTCTCTAAATAATTGCTTTTGTCTTTCTAATATAGTAGACTTTTTGCCTTCAACAAAATAAGTTAAAAAAGCTTTTTTATCAATCTTTTTAATTCTGAATATAGGATTGCCTTCTGCTGTTAATTCTCTGCCAACTCTTTCAGTAGGAAATAACTTATTATAGCTCTTCTTAATGCTTTTAATCGGCAAAGCTTTAGTTATTATATCAAAAGTTTTTGGATCGTTTAGAAAGTCTATATAAGCTCCAGGGATAAATGTTTGGCCATTCTTTTCTCCTATCGCCCCTAACCTTTTAGATAATTTCTTAAACAGTTGCTTGTTTACATAATCCTCAAGCCATGTAACTAAATATGTTTCGCGACCTTTTTTTACAGCAACCGTTTCTGATAACGTTCCTTTTTGTACTCTAGCCCTAATCTCTTTTTCTAAATCAGATTTAATGTCTTTAATTAAAGTATCATCAACAATGTCAAGTTCCTCAAATGTAGCTTGCCCTCTTTCTACAGTGCCGCTTCTATCTATAGTTTGAACATCGGTAGTGTTTGTAACGCCTTTAGCGTCGTCTAAATTAGATGTAAATTCAGTATTAGCTTCCTTAAACATTAAAGACTGCCTAGTTTGTACTATCTTTTTTACATAACCAGCTAAATCTTTATTTTTAGAAGGATTATAAGTACGTAAAGCGCTAATCACCTCAGCTCTTAGTATAGATAAAGCATCTTGAAATTCTAAAGCCTCTGTTGCAAATTGCTTAAACTTTTGTTGAACAATAGTATTTATGTACCCTTCAAATAACGGCACCAACTTTCTTTCTAAAGAAGCTGGTAGTGGTTTGTTTGATTTGTACTCCGTTCTTTCGACGCCCTCCATACCTTCGTTGTAAGTGTCCATGATCTTTTTAGACTTTGGATCTCTAGGGCTTAAATCAGTAGTTCTGGTAGGCTTTTCAGGTCTATTTACTTTTGGCTTAGGCTTAGGCTTGTCTTCTGTTTTAACTTTAGGAGCAGGCGCTTGGGGATTTTTAGCGGCCTCTTCCGCTGCATCTAGTGCAGCTTCAGCTTTGTCTAAGTTGTCAAAGTACCTAGGGTCATTTGGATCTGCGTCCTGTGCTTCTTGCAAAGCCGCTTCTGCTTCTGCTATTGTTTTAGAAAACTGCTCTTCTTGTAAAATTCCTGCTTTTGCTACAGTGGTTTTATTTTTTGTTTCGGCAGCTTTAATAGCGGATATTGCTTTGTCGCTTAATTTACCTGCTTTTATGCTAGTATTGTATTCTTTAAGAAAGTTAAACACACTTCTACCGTCATCAAAAGATATTTCATTTGTAGTTAACCCTAATTGTGATCTAAAGAAATCAACTATAGTGCTTCCTAGCTTTTCAAATGTTGTTTGATCGTAATTAATTTCATTTTTAATTATGCCATCAGAAAAGATATTCATAAGCTCTATAGCTTCAGCTCCAGGCTGATCTTTATATGCTGACTTTAACCTTTTATTAACATAAGCTCTTTGCTTACTGGTCATTTGTTTTTTAAACTGATTAACAAATTGACCTTGCGCTTTAGCTCCTCCTATTAAAGCATTAAATATAGGGTGCAATACTTCGTGGCTTGCTACAGATATTGCTCCAATATTACCAGTGGCTATATTTATACTTCTTTTAGCTTGATTTTTATTTATATATACTTTTCCTCCACCTACAAAAACACCCTCAGGTGCTTCTTTAAGTATGTACTCTTTGGTAACGTTAAGATCCTTAGCTGCTGTTTCAGCGAATAAATTGTCATCTTCAAATATAACAGGTTCAACGCCAGTTTCTTTTTGCTTGTCTTTAAGAGCTTTGTAGTTTTTATTAAATTCTGTTTCAAACTTAGTATCAGCTGCTTGAGCAACCGCGTCTTGTCTTTCTTGAATCGTAGCATCAACTTCAGAATCTGCATATTTATCACTAATAACTTCCAGCTCCCCATTTATTTGAGCTAGCTTTGTTTTATTGCCCTCTTTGTTACCTTCTAATTTATTTTTTTCTTTAGTCAGTCTAATAGCTTCAGCTCTATCTGCTACATCGCTTATTCTGCTATCAACCCTTTGATCAGCGGCTATATTGCCTCTTCTATTATCAACTATTTTTTGCACTGAAGGAGAGTCTTCAATTTTAATGTCGGCCTTTACAATAGCGACATCGTCCATTATTTTTAATGCTTCTGAAAATTGTTTACCATTCATTTTCTCGCCGTTAAGCTTGTATGATGGATTACCTTTTCTTATGTTTTTGACAGCAGAAATAACAGTAGCTTGCTTATCTGCAAGAGCTTCTAAAGCAATTTCTTCAAAATTAAATTCTTGGCCAGCAGCTTTTTGCCCTAAATACTCCCCTACACCAGATCCAATAGATTCTGTTGCTCCAGCAGCTAAGCCTGTTGCTGGTTTTGTTAAAGCGCTTGCAGCTGATCCAGCTATTCTGCCTGATACGAGCTTACCAACACCAAAAGTAGCCATATTAACAACAAAATCGACTCCTCCAATCGTTAAACCTCTAGCTAAAGCTTTGTTTTTTAAGTCGTCAAACTGATCTTTATTTTTTGTAAGACTCATAACAAAATTAATTCTTTGCTTGTCAGTCATTACTCCCCAATCTAAACCTGTAGATATAGCTTGCTCTTCCAGTAGCTGAGCTGTGGTAAGCCCCGTTTCCATAGCCGCTGTAATTCCACTCATAGCTCCACTGACTGCACCTAGTTTTGCTCCTATTATAGCCCCTGGAACAGCTCCTATTCCACCAAACACGGCTCCTACACCAGCTCCTCCAGCCGCCCCTGTAGCAGCTCCTGCGCCTGAACCTGCAGCGGCACTATATCTAACCTCTTCGCTATCGAAAAAACTGGAAGCCATCATAGCTAGGGAACTAGCCATGGTACTAGCTAAAGCACTAGGATTCTCCCAATACGCAGTAATAAAAGCTCCAACGCCAGAATAACCTTCTTCCTGTAGTTTTTTCATTTTATTGGAAGCTGCAATTTGCTCATTAGTAGAACCGTAGCTTTCAACGTTTCTTCCTGCTTCAACCAGAGCAGCAGCATCTTCTTCAGACATTCCTCCCTCTGATTTAAATAGATCAAAAGATTCATCTACACTTGCACCAACAGCCCATCCACCTTTACCTGATCTCCATAGATCACTAACAAAATCTACAGCGCCAAAAAGTTTGTCTTCAGCGTCTTCTTCTTCTCCAAAAAAGTTTTCTAACCAAGTGTTCTTTTCATTTGGTAATTCCGAAGAACCATTTTCCAAGTTGGATCCCATATCTACGTTTACCGACTCCACAGCTGGATCCGCACTTGCAGAGTCGTTTGTCTTTACTGGTTCTGCAATAAAAAATTGATTACTAAAATTATCAAAAGACTTTGTGTAATCTCCGGATTCTTTTAATGCACCATATAATTTTTCTTGCCCTTCTGCTGATCCAAACTGTGTTTGAAAATCTTCAAAAGATTTAGTATATTTGCCTTGCTCAGAAAGCGCGTTGAATAATTTTTCCATTTAATTAAAGATTATCTAGTGAACCTCCGCCTGTAGAGGAATTTGTAGAAGTAGGTGTGGTGGTGGAATTCCGCATGTAGTTATCGTAATTACCGTAAAAATAGTTCCTTGCCTTAGCACTTAATTTAAGATTATCTAAATAAAACTTATACAACTCTTTAGGGTTATCTGTATTTACAGGTATTCCTTTAACTTGAGATAATGACAAAGATCGTGGATTATAAGAATATATTTGAGACATACCAAATTCCTTTTTAAAGTTATCCCTATCCTCTTTATTATCATCAAGATTGTTTACATTAAGGTATTGATTATAAAGTTCACCACGAGTCATGTATTTAGCTTGTGAGGCTGTATCTATTTTATTAATTTCGTTAACAAGAAACTGAGTTTTTTGCTCGCGCTGGCCAGCGGGTACATTTTGACTAAGCATAGAAAAGTTAAGAGCATTATTTATTACAGGCTCAGATGTTGCAATTTCATCTTTTAAAGCGCCGCTAAATCCACCTTTGCCCATACCTTGCTCAGGTCTTTTATCATTAGCTCCTTGTATTGCGGTTTTTGTCAACGCATCCATATAACTATTTAAAACCATATCACTAAGCATATCTTGATTTTCTGGCTCAAATAAAGATGGATCTTGTAAATTTAAACCTCCTTCAATTAAAAAATCATCAGAAGCCAATGATAGCAAAGTATCTCTGCCACCGGAGTTAATCATGTTTTTTAACTTATTGCGTATCATATCTTCTCTAGCCCCCGACAAAGCATGTCCCGCACTATATATAGATTCATTAAGTTGTAATATATTATCTGCAGCTTTAAAATCTTTTAAGAAGGGCTTTTGAATAGTAGCATAATTTTCATAAGTTAAATTGTTTTCATTCCAAAAAGTAACTTGTCCGCCGGGGCCAATACCCATTGATCCCTCATCAGTATAAATTTTAGAGGCCTCTTTTAATGAACCTATATCATTACCGTCAGAAATTCTTTTATCATCAAAATCTTTTAAATAAGAAATTTTATCCTCTTTATACTTATTAAGCTGGCTAGCTAAATTAGCAAATGATCTTTGTACACCATTCATTTGGTCTCTAAGATCTAAATACTCTTTAGATGATGGGTCATCAATTTTTGCTATACGCGATGCGGCTTGAGCATATTTGTCACGCTCCCGAACTAAAAAGTTAGTAACCGAATTTTGCTGAGGGCCTGTTAGTTGTGTTAAATCAATATCTGAATTTAATTGATTTATATAGTTAGCAACTTTATTAGAAGCGGCGGTTTTTTCAGCTTTTTTAATAGCATTTATTTTAGCAATATTTTGCATGCCTGCACTAAAACTTTCTTGAAAAGCTTTGTTCCAAGTGGGTTGTGCGGATTGCCTTGCAAAAGCTTCCCCTTTAATTAATTGTTGACTCATAATTTATATTTTGATCATTCCTGCCTCATTCCCGGTATAAAACTAGCCCCCGCTGAAGCTATGCTCCCGACTCCTCCGACAATAGCGTTAGTAGCTTGTTGTCTTGCTGCATTTGCGGCGCCTAATCTTTGTTGAGACATACCCAATAATGTTTCGGTTTTTTCTTTTTCAGCCTCACGTGATTGTAGCTCGCCTTTAGCCTCATATAATTGTAGGTTACCAGCTTGTTGTCTTTCAGCCATTTGGTTAGCTTGTTCTTGCCGGCCAATATCCATAGAAGCTTGCCTAACTTGTTGCTGCTGTTGGCCCGCCAATGATTGGGCTAAAGCTGCAATTCCAGATCCGCCAGCCGCACCTTGCATAGACCCCATTATATTAGATAAGCCTTGCTGCGACTGTTCAGCTTGGAATTGGGCCTGTTCTTGATTAACAGTTAAATCTTCCATAGTATTTTGCATATTAGCATATACATTAGAAGTATCTAAATTTTCAAAGCTCGCCTTTCTACGATTGTATTCCGCCTGAGCAGCTCTTTGCTCTCGTTTTCTTTTTCCGCTGCCAATCATTCCACTAGCTATACTAGTGAGGCCGCCAATTACTTGTCCTACCATTTTATTAACTTTTTATAATTTATTATTACGTATTATTTGCTGCTCTCAAATATCTCTGCACCAACAGAATATAATTCGGCATAGTCAGTAGCGTTGTTTACAAATTGGGCTTCTGCATAATACCCTTTCAGTGATCCAACGTAAGTTATTGGATTTTTTTGGTAAAAAACAAAATCAGAAGTATCGGGTGGCTCAACGCCTGCGCTTGCATTAACGACAATAGTCCAAGTCGGAGGGCCCTGTGTTATAGATGTTATAGGGCCCATTTTTATTTCTTTACCTGCGGATATATCTAAATACCAAGCAATGTCAGTTGGTTGTATGCCTTCAGGTAATGAATTATTGAATTGTAAAGTTATATTAGCCATATTATGAACATAATGTTATTGGTTGTATTATTTCACCGTTTGAGTTTATTTGTGCAGCAATGGTGCTTGATCCTCTATCTATACGATAATAGCCACTATCTCCCACGAAGGGCGTTGCTAGTGCAACATCAGTATATACAATTCCGCCGAAAGTAAAATTATCATTTGATGTATAAACAGTGTTCGTATATGTCACATCTGCGCAAGCGTTAGCAGCGGAAGTATTTGATGCAGTCATATCAAAAGCACTTGGCACAAACGGTGTTAGCGTACAATTACCGCTTGGACAACATTCTCTAAGAACAGTCCATGAAGTGCCGATACCAGACCCCGTTATACGCAATATTGCCATAGAGTTTGCATCATAATCGGCAGCACTGTATTTCCACCAAAGAACTTGTTGATATGTTGTAGTACCAATTCCACCTGGAGTCATACTTGTTATTTCATACCCTGTATCAACATTAAATTCGGTTTGTCTTGTTGGAGGGGTGCCTACATCAGTACCTATAAATTGATCGGTTGCTTGAGCCTGCGCTGTTGTTGGTATTATATTAGTAGGAGGCGTTGAAAAGGTATTATCAAATGGGCCTGCGTTGTTGCTTGCAATCATAGAAGACGTGGCAACTTTAACACCGCTTTGATCTCCATGGATAATTTCAAACTTGTCAACTACGCCATCTGCAAAAGTTAAAAATGTTAATAATCCACCAGATGGGGAAAGAGGTATAGAATATTCCGTTATACCTTGACCGCCGGAAACTTGTAAGCTACCGCATTCTACAATAGGCAACACGTCTAATACTTGTTCTAAATCAAGATAGAAGCTAGTGTCTTCATCTCCAAATATTTCTACATTTATATCACCAGATATTGTAACAGCTGTTCTTTCGTCGTTTGCAAATGCAGTAACGAGGTTACTTGTGTCGAACAAAAAGCCGTTAGCATCTGTAAACCCTATACCAATGGTTTCACCGGGTATTTCTACTATTACTAAATCTGTAGGTGTATATGTTATTTGAGTTGGTGAATCGACAGAAACGATTTCATAGTCTAAAGGAGCGCTTACGCTACCGTCAGCATTAAATCGCATGCCGGCAACTAAGCCAGTTGTTGATGTTAATGTAGCCGTCCCTGCGGCGGCGCTTATGACTTGCTGAGTAGGACCGCCTTGATTATCCCATTCTATTTGGCTTACTGGTGGTTCTGAAATAGTGATAACATTTCCATCCGTAGAGGTTATTAACCACTCTATTGATACCGTTGCCTCGGAAGTACCCTCGACTGGCGTAGCTAAATAATCCCCATTATTAACTACACTAAATCCCCCGCTAAATACAGATGATGCTTTTGGTAAAAACGTACCCTCTATTTGCTCGGCTTGAGTTAGTGTTATGGTTGTAGGTAATGTGCCGCTTATATCACCTGAAATTGTAAAAGTCCACGTAACATTGTTATTTAAAGCATTAGGACCAAATGTAACTAAATATTGATCTAGACCATTGCTGCCAATAGTTATATTAGTAGCTATATTCTGAACTGTAGTTCCATCTGAAAGCGTTATAGAGTACGTCGCTCCTGCTTCTCCCCATACATATAATGTTCTATTTTCGCCTAATACAGGTATAACGGAATTTAATATATTCCATCTTGTAATTTCTTGTACAGGTACGTATATTTCTTTTGCTTGCGCTGTAAACTTTATTTCATTACCGCTAGTATCATTGTTTGGGTAAATATAATTTACATCAAATTGCAATGCGGTTAATTGTCCGCTAATATCGTATGTAGGTGTTTGTACTATGTTATAGTTAGACTGATTACCAGCTAATATCTGCGCTGTTGGTATAATATCAAAATAATACCCGCTGTCTGCTGTATATGTTTTAGAAAACAAAAGCTCAGATTCACCAACACTTCCTGAATTGCTATATACAATATTTGTTTCGCTCGTTGGCGTTACGTTACTACCAACTACACTGCTATATTTGCCAGCTATTGTAACAAGATCTACTTCACCAGACCCTAAAATACATAAAGGTATTGAAAGATTAGATGATGGCATTACCGTGCCCGCTGTAAGGTTAACAGTTACCCTAACATTACTGCCGTCTTGCGAAAACACCACAGAATTTACATAGCTATTAGAAAAACCTGGGGCTAATGAAAAATCAGCCACATCTAAAGTATACCCGCTAATAGGTGATATAGTTATAACCGCCACCCCTCCGGTTCCGGTTGTAATTAAATCGCCTTCTGCTATTGTATATGTAACGTCTGAAAATGTATAATTATTAAAACTTGGCATATTTATTTATTTTAACTTACGTCTATTAATATGAAAGGTGTTTGTACGTTTGCAGTATTATAATTGACACTAATAAATGTGTTAAAAAAATCATTACTAAACTTAATATCATAATTAGGGAATGTGTTAGAACCTGTAGTGAAAGAAAACTTGCCTGAATTGCTTACCCCTGAATCAAATTGGGTAGCACCTGGGATGCTGCTTAAAGATGTAGAAACCCCGAAATCAGTTGAATAAACGGCTGGCAATGCACTACTGGATAGCATAAAATACTGCCCAGTTTCGTTTATTTTGCCCCTCTCATTCCAATCACTTTGTGGGTAGGCTTTATCAACAAACGTCTGACCGTAATCATCAGAATATCTAGAAACCCCTCTTAAATTAAAGTATATTTCATACTTACCATCCCCCGATACTAAATTGTCCTGAATGTCTACAGAGCTATTAGCTCCCGTAAAAGGAAAACCAACATTATCAGTTATGTCGCTAAAACTAGCCCCGTAATTAGTACTTTTTAATATACGAAATGGATTATTAGGGTAAAGGCCATTAACCCGTACGGTTATTATTATAGTTGCTCCGCCCGAGGACAGCGCTGTTCTAGTTATAAGTGTGACGCTTGTCCCTAGCGTAATTATATCATTTAAGTTAATAGTTGTAAAGCTGTTTCCAAAATTATTTGAAACTTTAACTGTTAAGTCGCTAGTTTCAATCACCATAGTTTGGCCAGACTTAGACATGTGCGTCTCACCTACATACGCTGAAAAGCCTAAGCTCTGCCAGTTTTCGCCGTTGTTAGTCGATAAATAAACTGGTTCGCGAGTGCCTACTCCGGCTACCAGCATATAAGTATAGTTATCACTTACTTGAGCCACCGCTGCCGCCCCTATACCACCACCAGGTACATCAGCAAATACATAAGGAGAAGTCACTTCGGCTAAAGTTTCATCAAATAAACCAAAATATGGAGCGGTTGGTTTACGCGCTATAAATCTAGCGTTTTGGCCTTCTACCGGAACATATGGGTCAACAGCATTACAATCGGGCACTGTATTATACTGCGTTATAGAACTAATTACACCGGACGCGTCTATTAATACAACATTGTAAGTATTAGGGGTGGGCGTAGGATTATCGGGGTCCAAATTTGGATGAATATTAGGGATTGGGCCAGTGACATAAGCTAAAGGTCCTGTTACGGGTGTTAGGTCAGAATTATTATATAATTGAGTTCCGACAACAAACCCATCCGTCCCTAAATATTTAAATATCTGTCCGTTTAGTGCAATATCACTATAGTCTCCATTTACAGAAATATAAAAATTATCTAAAGCGCAGATAACCTCATCATTACTAACAAAATTAGAAATATTGGTTGTAGCGACAGCTTCTTTACTCCATAAATACCATAAATTTTCCGTAAATGTATCAGGTGTTACGCCTCCTTCAGAGCTACATGCTTCATCTATCGTGATTGTTAAAATATAATTTTGTGGGTCTGGAACAACTGTTTCAGGCGAACCTATGCCCTCTCCAGTTTTACAAACTTCTAATGCTTTTATATAATTAAAATATTTGCCTTCTTTGTTTTCAAATTCTTTAATTTCGCCAGCCTCAAGATTTGTTCTTATATAATTAACCAACCATCCCTCACGTTTTGTTTGAACTGCTATTGGTACGATTTGATTTGCATTAACTTCAGCTAAAGAATACCATTTATTATTATACAAATACTCTAATTCTCTAGACTCTGTCCCAGTGTAGTTTAAGGCACTATATCCTTTTACAATTTGTGGCAGCTCATTAATTAATACATTAAAAGAACTATTATATTGTGTGCCATAAAAATTATTATATACAGCCGATGCGTTATGCTCCCATATTAAACCATCTTTAAATGCATAATATATATTGTTTAAAGATATAGCGCTTTCTGGAATAAAGCTTTTTCTACTTGTCCAACCGGAAACTTCTTCTTTAAACGACACAGTTGTTTGTGACACCAAACCAGTGGCGGCACTTGGAGAATCACATTCTGCAGTTAAATTATAATCTTGCCCAGCGCTTAATTGTTCTTGCCAATCAGAGGACAATTTATTTAAAGTAATATTATATATTCCTTTGTCTTCGTCGTAGGTACCAATTATTTTATTTGAGGTTCTTAAGTTGTCAGCAAAAAAGTCACTCATGCCGTTGTCCGATATAACAGTTATACCGTCTTTTGATAATCTTATAACTGCCCCTCTATTTTTATCAGAAAAATATGTTCTAAAAGCATAATCCGCAAAAGACTCCGGGTTTTTAGATATTCCATATTCCCCGGCGTAAGGCACGGCTTGACCTAAAACATTGGTGTTTGATGTAATGTTTGAGTTGCCATCCGCATTAAATAAAGCATCTTTATTCGCTAATATACGTAAGCATTTATCTTCACATAAAGATATAAGATCGGTATCTCTTGCGTGTAGTTTTTGTATTGTGCCGTATATAGGATTTATATCCTTTGTTATTGGCTCGGCTTGTATAAATTGATTTAATCTATTTATCCCTGATGTTGAATTATATATTTGTGAAAATATAAATCCACTCCCTCTGCGCTCTTCCGAGTATGGACCATCAACTATAGAAGAAGCTTTAACACCTTTATCAATAGTAACAGCATTGAAGTCATCTCTTATTCTATTAGATTCAACCCCATTTCCAAAAGCAAAAACATTATGATAATCTATAGTTAATGAGTTGTTAAATTCAGCAATAGGTTTTGCATCGCTTGCTTCGTAATATATATCTAAATCAACAGCTTCACGAGGTTCTGTTTCAAATATTGCGGGATTAGAGCTTGACAACGTTTTATTGTCATCCGTTAATACCTTTTCTAATATTTGTATTTCGGATATTGGGTTTGTTCCCGTCCTGCCTGTAAATATAGCCTGATCCTCATACGGCTCTTCAAGTGTTATTTCCCATTCAAGTCTACCATTGGTGGCGTTTGTGTAATTACTATTACTGCTGCTCATCCCCCTTCTGTCGAAAGACCTTACTGTTTCTTTTATAGTATATATTGCACCAACATTCCCGTCCGCATCAGCAAATCTTAGAATAGTCCCAATTTTATTTAAAGGGTCTAATACTCCCCCTAACATTTGTGCGGGGTCACTAGCCTGGTCTCTAGGAATACTTTGCATTATAATTATAAGCTTAGTATTATCGCCGCCCTCGCCAGGGTACATCCAAGGCGATGTATTCCCAGCTTGTCTTCTTCTGCTGCTACTGCCACTTGTATTACCAAAATCGCGCCAAACAACAAATTGACCACCATCGCCATTACCCTGATTTTTAAATGGAAGAATTCCAAAAGAGTCTTTTATACCGTAATCTGTAGATATAAGAGGGAAGGTATCAATTACATTTTGCTCGAAGCCAAAGTCTCTATTTATTTTAACAAAAAATCTACCACTATATTCCGGCAGTATCTTATCTTCTTCTTCAAATAATACTATTGTTATTTCATCACCCTCTCCTAAATCATTTAAGAAAAAAGCTTCATTCCCTAATGGCTCGTCTAATTGAACGCTATAAGTATCACCAACCCCAGTTGGTCCCCCAGATTGTATTTTATAAGTATCAGTTGAATTGCTACCAGTGCTTATTCGTAAAGATGAATTAGAAGTAAATCCTTGCGCAAAGTTAGGATTTGAGTCCGCGGAGGGCCCGTCAAATTTAAAAAATACAGCATCTCGCTGAGGTTGTGAGCTTCCAAGTATTTCAACTGTAGCTCTAGCAACAGATTTATTTCTTCTTGTTATAAAAGTTGGGGCCTCATTTGCTATAGATAATATTTTATATTTAAATAAATTATTAACAGCCTGAGGTGTAGCGTGCTGCTTTTTTAATATTAAATAAGAATCTTCGGTTACTTTATTTCTTTCTGAAGACGGGAAAGAAATCCAAACATTACCATCTTCAGCTTGATAATATCTATCTAGTGCTAAATTATAATATTCATTAGATATATCTTTTATGAATACCTTATAGTGAGTAGCCCAAGAAGGAGCTGAACCTGTTGGATTTATTTGAATTTTATTTATGCTACCCGATGTTCCAATAGGAAATTCCAGCCCCGCTGTTTTATCTGTTACAACTGGTGTTTCTCTACCAAACTTGTCTTTAAATACGATACCGGTTTGGTATTGCCGAATTGACTTAATTGATTTTTGCGCGTCATTAGTATTATTATCAGAGTCTTCGTTCGGATGTGGCTGACTAAACGGTCGCGCGTTAATAGCAATGGTAGGTACATTATAATTTTGCAAATAATTAGCATAAACTATTCTGTTACCAATTATCTCTTGACCTTTTGCTTGACGCGGTACGTTATCCCATGGCCTTAATAATTGATTTGCCTGTATAACCGATCCAAATATTTCACTCGTTATTTGAAAAGAATTATTTAAGCTTCCGTTTAAATTAGTATAGTCAATTCTTTTTATAGTCTCTACTGTATATACAGCCTGGCTATTTGATGCTTTATATAATATATCAAGCTCAACCACCTCTTGGCTTCCCCAAGTTAATCCATTAATAACAAGCTTGCGTATATTATTTGACATGCCCGAATTATACCCATCAGTAGATACATATTCAAATTCAGTGCCAATAAAAGCAACCTCGGTAAACGGTGAAAGAACAGAGTACTCATTATCTATATACTTCCATCTATATGCAAATCTAGGAAATACATATTCAAATAATGGCTCTGATTCCTCAAGCGTTGCTTCCCATACTATTGGGGTTGTAAAAATTAGTATATCAGCAGATATAGATAATATTTTTATTTTTACAGTAACATCGCTTACTCCGATTACAAGAGCCCTAATTTCATAATTGAAAGCCTCGTTATTTTCATTAGCACGAGAGCCTTTTAATATAATAATATCATCAACACCAGGCACCCAAACGCCTTGAACAGACGAGCTAACTGTAATGTCAATCCCATTGCCATAAGTACTAGGTAAATTACTATTTTGGTAATAAGTGGGATCTGTAGCAATATTATCATCATATACTCCGTGTGGAGGCATAGACTCTGTGTCACCTGGGGCTGTAACTTGGTCTGGTACATATGTAAAGTTCTCTAGCCCAGTTACCGTATACGCTGTTGTAACAGGTGTCACGCCGGTACCTGGAATATCATTACCAAATTTACTTGCAGCCATATCTAATAAAGGAGCAGTAAGGGGCGATTTTTTAATTACCGTTACATCCTCCTCTATAAAGTCTGGTTGTCCCGTTAAAGTTGTTGAATAGGTTTCGCTAGTTTGATTGTAAAGAGGTATTTTAGTATGTGTTGTAAAGTCTGTAGAACCTGTTTTAAACTTTTCAATATTAATTTTTTTAGGTTCAGTTTGATCATCTGTCCAAAATAAAAGTTTATCAATAATATTGATAGCAGTTATAAGATACTGCTCGTTAAATTTTAAAATATTTTGTGTGTCTACTAATATAGGACTAATAGTATTAGCTACTTGATCATATTCTGCAATTGCACTAATATTGTCAGAAGCTATAAACCAATATACACGTTCATTTATATCGTCTCTATATGAACCAATACAAACGGGGTTTGACATTGCATCAATAAAATTGCCAGTCCAGGTCGCTCCGGTTCCTTCTTTGCCTCTAAGCTGAATGGTTCCTTGAATATTTTGTAGGCTGCCAATGTTGCCATTGTCTGAGTTTGCTAAATCTAAATTTAACGCATCCCGATATTCTCCATTTGGAACAAGTCTTTCGTCAAGATCTTTGTTCATTCTCCCTGATTGGAAGACATGTACAATTTCCGGCATATATTAGTGTTTTATAATTTTAGATTTGTTACGCATAACTTGCGTAATCTCTTCAATTTTAATATTTGATAATCTTATTTTTGCATTTCGTTTAGCCGCAGATTGTTCTCTTTTAAATCTAGATACTAAATATTCTGGCGTATTTGCTCTAGTCGATAGGATAGCATAAGCTATATATTTATACAAGGCTTCTTCTGCAAATTTATGCACTGTCATTTCTTCATCAGACCCTAAGCCATCAGATATATATTTTAATGTAACAATTTTTCCAACAAAAGAAGAGTCAAAGAAAATTATTCCTTGCAATTGATCTACATAAAAAACGCCATTAGCTTGTGCTTGCTCTGGTGATATACCGTATCTTCTCCCAAAGTTGTTGGCATATAAAATGTCAGAGTTATTAATATTATCTAAATTTTGTTGTCTATTGCCTCCAGTAGATTCAAATCGTTTTTTTGTTTCAGAAGACTGAGCAGATATTATTTCTTCATTTTGTTCATCAAATAAATACTCATAATTGTTGTCTTGTAATATTGGATAAGGATTGCTAGTCTTAATAGCTGGATATATAACGCGTTCTATGCCTCTCTGGTCAACCCAAGTTAGCTTTACATAGTTTACGTAGTCTTTAGGCAAAATGAAGTTTAAATTTGGCCCTATTTCAATCTCTGCCGATTTAACAGAAGGTAATATATCAAAGCTAAATTCTTGTATACCTCGTTGTGCATGGAATGCAACGTCGGTTCTTTTAGCTTTAGGTATAATTTTTTCTTCGCCAACGTAAGATATAATAAAGTTATTTATAATGTCTTTGATACTGGTAAATTGATAATTACCATAATCTTCATCCCAACTATTCCATACGCCGTCTGGACCTAAGTAGTATTGCTCGTCTGTTTGATTTATTAAGGCCATATGTTATGCTTTTTCTTGTTGTATAGTTTCTTGCTCTTCTTTGTCGAATACCTGGTATAAATTAAGATCTTTTATTAATATACCAGATAACTCTAATATTTTAACGACAAGCTCTACCTCTTCTGACGGATGCAATTCAAAGTTAACTGAAGTATTTGCGTCGTACAATGCTTCGTTAAAAACCATTTGATACCCCCAATTAACTACAGCTGGTTTCTTTATATATTGGAGCTCAACTTTAGTTACATCTGTAATTTCAGAATTACCATAAACTCTAATTCCGCTTGTATTTGCAACAAACACAGGTCTAACGTTTTTAGGTTTTGTTAATGGAGATGAGTTTATATATAGGAATTCATTAGCGTTGATTCGCTCTGCTTCAATGTTTTCAGTAGATGCTACACCGAAGGAATTAGTTGTGGTATTTTTATACACCACGGTGCCAAGCCTATATAAGTTAGTAGGCTCTTGAAAATAATTCCCAGACCTAGTTGGTTGGGCAGTACTTTCAAAAATATTTATTTTTTCATTTAGCAAGTTAAGCATATCTGAATACTCTGTACTATTTCCAGGTATTCTACCAAACTGATTTATATCATAAAAGTATTGTTCAAATAAATCTAATTGGGCTTGATTAGCAAATAAGTTAAATTCTTGCGGTGTTACATAACCTCGCTGTTCTTTATTAAGTATGCCAAGCACTCTTTGATAAACAGTATCTACGCTTATTGCCATTTGTGTATTTTTTTATTATTTATAGTAAGTAGGCCACCATTACAGCGGCCTAGCTACTATAATGTGTGACTTATTTAAGTCTTTTTAAAATTGTTTTGTAAACTTCCATTCCATCATCAGTCTTAAAAAATGACGCTAATGCGGAATAAGGATGTTCATCAAAAGGAACGGTCATTAATTTTCTATTGCCGTCCCCGTATGTAAAGGTACGTTGATCGGAAGATAATTTTAATATTCCGGCCTCAACGGCTTTAGCTCCTGTATTTCTTAGCTCGATGGTATCATCGTTTGCTAATTCAATAAATAAAACAGGATTTCTTTTTGCAAAAATCATTAAGTCTCTTTTTAATTCACTTGACGAAAGATTTACAACTTTTTCACCAAATTCAGATCTTAATACAGCTTCTGCGTAATCAACATCCATACTTTTAGCAATGTTTAAAGCCTCAAGCTCATATTCAATCCAATCTAATTCATTAACAGAATCTTGTACTGGATCTAGTTCTTTAAATACTTTATCTTTAAAAGGATGGTATATAGATAATAACTTTTGCAAAGCAACATCTTCTTTTTTAACGGTCAATGTGCCGTTTCTAAAAACAATTCTTCCTAATGTTACTTCTCCTTTTTGCTCGTCAACAAGTGGCGATGGCTGATTAGTAGCATAACGAAGTTCACGCGCATACCCAAGTTCTTTATCAAAATATAACAAAGGTTTTCGCTGACTGTGCCTTGATGGTATAGTATACACTAAAGGTGATTTACCTGTAGCAATATAATAAGTTCTATCTTTAAATTCAAACACTGGTTTAGTGTTTACTTTTTTAACCGGCGCGGTTTTAACCGCTGTTTCCTGAGGTGCAACCTCAACAGTTTCTGCTGTAGCTTTTTTAGCCATGATATAATATAATTAAATAATTGATAAAAGTAATAATTACCCCCGTCATTACAACGAGGGTAACAATTACATTAATTTACTATACTGTTGCTTTTTTCAACAATACAAAGTTGTTAGCTCCTTGAACACATAAACATCTTTCTGATAAGAAATGAACGTTCATTGCGTCTTCGTCGCTTGTGAAGTTTCCTCCAACAGATCCAGTAATCCAAGACTTCATCTTACGATCGTCAGCTTCAGAAGCTCTATAACGAATGTGTAAGAAAGGTCGTGAAATATTTTTACCTAATTGCTGATCGTAAACTGTAGAAGTTCCTGCTGGCACAATAACGCCCTCAACATCTCCAACTAATCCACGAGTAGTAGAATCGTTTAAGTATTTCCAATCTGTCTTATAGAAGTCGTAAGATCCTCTGCGGAATCCGCTAAACCCTAAGTTCAACGCCATATCTTCAGAGTTATCAAATACACCGTAAGATGTACCTCCAGCTCCATAAGAATTTTGTTGCGCTAGCATATTGTCAATACCTAAAGAAGTAGCACGATCTAAGAAAAGCATATTTTCTTCAATAGCTCCTTGCTTGTCAAGCTCTTGCAATATAGCGTCAAAGTCTTCTAAACCTCCAGCAGCTCCAAAGTTAGCGTCTGAGTAAACAAGACCTCTAGTTTCAAGAGCAGCGAAAAGTCCATCAGAACCTGTAAGCTCAGTACCACCACCTAATCCAGCGGCTGGAGTAATTGCTGTAGCTGCTTTTTCAGCTTCAATCATACTCATTTCTAATTGATCCTCAAAACGAATACGAGCTTCGTGTTCAGATTTTAAGTACCAAAGATACCCAGAAGTTCCAGCCTCAGTAGTTACTTCAACCCATCCAATTTGAGCGGTATCAGAACCACTTACGTTGTATTTATCTCTAAGGATAATTGGCTTGTTGTTAAACTGCTCGAAAGCTGCATCAACAGAAGTACCTGCATTAGATGTTCCTTTTGCGTATTCAGAACCGTATACAAAAACCTTACCAGCTGCGTGAGCGGTGATTGTTGCTGCGGCATAACCAACTACTGTTAGTTCAACAGCGCCAGCTACTGGAGCGGCTACCGCTTGAACATAAGCTTTTTCTACAACCAATCCATTAGCTGAAGCAACAACAATTGTAGCTCCTGGGCCAATAACATTTTGGTTAACTCCCCCTGCACCTGCTGGAATTGTTACTGTAGTAGTAGTGGTTACAACTGGATCGTATGCAATATGCAAACGCCCTTGCTCAGACCAAACAACTTGGTCAGACGCCATAGGCATTTCAGCTCCTACCATACGTAAGAAACCAGAGATTGTACGATTTCCGTAACGCTCTACTTCTTTCTCATATACTTCTGGTAAGAATTGTTGTGTAAAATCTAATTGTGCTAATGACAAATAGTTGTCATTAAATAATGTTTGTGTTGGGCGTGGAGTTAAATGGTTTAACTGCGCGCCAGCGGGAGTACCTTTAGGTACGCCAAATTCACCTGCTGCCATAATATTTAGTATTTTAAGTTATTAATTTCTTTTTTTAATTCCAAACTTAGAAGTACTAGAAGATTTAATTGACTTAACCGTGATACCACCAGGCATATTGACTTTTTCATGAGTCCCTCTCGGATTCATATCAATATTCTTGGCTTTTTCAACGCTACTTCTCATTGCATCGGATTTTCCTTGCTCGTAAAAGTGGTTTGCAATCGCGTCTGCGTTCATAGCTGTAAATAAAGACTTGTGATAACCCACCGCGTCGCTCATTTCATTTTTATCGTTCAAGAACTTCTTGACAAAATTATTGATGTCGCTTTGGGTGTCTTTAACCTGATCCGCATTATTTACTTTAAAACGAAACTTCTTTTCGCCAACATTGAAATCAAAACCTTTGAAATCATTGGAAAAAAGCTTTTCTGTTTTATTTTTAAATGTGGACACTTGGCTTTCAGCTAATTTAGTTGCTTCCTCGTTTTCTTTATTATAGCGATTAAAAAATTCAACCGCTTTTTGCTGTTCTGGATTTAACTTTGACCCAGCTTTAATTTCTTCGTAATATTTAGATTTTAATCCATCTAAATGTTTTTTAGCTTTTGCTGCTTCTTCTTTAAAAGCAATTTTAGCTTTACGTATTTCTTTAGGCTCATCTAGCTCTTCGTCGTACAAAAAGTCCTCCATAAGAAGCTCTATGTCTTCTCTGTCTAAATGAGGTTTTGTAGTTTCATAATATTCTCTAATAAGCTGCGCTTCGTTTAATGAAGAATAATCCGTATTAAGTTTAACATAATCTTCTAAGCTACCGCCTGTATCATTAATAAATTCAACTACTTTTTGAATATTTTCCGGCAATTCAACGCCAGTCTCATTTGACTCAGCTATTGCATCTTGGACTTCATTAGTTAACTCTTCAGCTTGCTCTTGAACTTGTTCGTCTGTTATTTCTTCGAGTGCGCTTGGCACATCTTCGCTATTGACGATTTCATTCGGAACATTTTCTTCGCTGGGCTCCCGTACTTCTTGAACCATTTCTTCGCTACTTCCCTCGTCTTCGGATTCTCCGACAGGAACATCGCTTGCATTTGCTTCTTGCTCTGGAATGGCATTTTGTTCTGGTTTATTTAGTTCTGATAAATTTACTTTAATAACCCCGTCTTCAAACGACATAGGTTTATTTTCTTGTGCCTGTGTTTCTTCAACAACAGGTGCTTCTTGTTCTAGTTCTTCTGACATGATAAGATATTATATAATTATTACTATTATTATTACCTAGGCTCGAAGGAACCTAAGTTAAAATTACCGCTAAGTATGTCGTTTCCGCTAGATTCGAAATTCTTAGGAGGTAAATCGTTTTGTCTTTGATTTATTAATTCGCTTTGTTGAGTAGCTTGCAATTTAGTGCGATCGTCTTTACGATCTTCTTTTGCATTTAGTTCTGACTTTTTGCCTTGGACTTCTAATCCTTTTAATTGCATATTCATTTCAAACTCTAATTGCATTAGCTCTTTCTTTAAATTTGCTTCTTGCATTAGTTTTTGTTGATCTATTTGCGCTTTAGCTTGCTCTAACGAAATCTTTTGTTGTATCAAAGCTTGTTGCTTCTGTACTTCGGCCTGCGCTGCAACTTGCGTCGCCTGGGCATTTGCCTCGGCTTGAGCTTGTATGTTTTGCTGTTGTATTTGCTGGTCTTTCATTTGCTTTTCGTTTCTACGTATCTTAAGCAATTGGTTGGCCAGTTTTAAATTTTTAATTTCTCGAAGATCAATAGCATCCGATAAATCTATAAGCCCGCTTTGAACAGCAGCCTGAATATTGTTTTCTAATACAGCGCGTTCTTCTTCATCTGGTTGTAGTTCAATAAATATGCCAAAGTCATAAAGGTATAGATCGCTCATTTCCTCTAATACTGCAACATTTTGATTACCAATTTTATGTATAAAAGCTTCTCTTGTTGGTGAGTATTCTAATATATCTGAAATCCTTAATGATAATCCCTCGCATAAATCAGCTGTTAAAAATAAACTACCATCTAAAATATGTCGCGTAGCTACATTTGAATTTGCCGCTGCTAATTTTTGTACACCCACTAATGCTCTAGAATCAGGTGCGCTTCCGTCTCTGGCTTCATTTAACCCGGTTACATCGCGGATCATTTGTAAGTAGTAATTATAATTAGCAATTAAACTTTGCATTTTTTGGCCACCGGCTCCAGTTGATATTTCTTGAATAGGCACTTTACCTGGATTCATATCTCCATCTTGGGTGAATGATCTACCGATTACAGAACCAGTTTGGAAGAACATGTTAAGCGCTTCCTGCGGGTTGTAATTTGTACCATTTCCTAAATCAACCTCAGCTAATCCATCGGCATCAAGATATACCCCATCTGGAACCATTCTTGACATTACTTGTTGTAATTTTAAATGTGTTAGCTGGATCATATCTGCAAATCCAGTTATTCTGCTTACTATAGATTCTATACGCCCTTTGTACATTCTAGGCGCTACAATGCTATAGTTCATTTTAACTTTAGTATAATCGCTTTTAGGGCGAATCATATTAGTAGCTAATTCCCATTTAAGCATTCTGCCACCTAAAACTTTAACCCCTTCATACAACACTTCTAATGATTGCGATAATTTTGCAATCCCATACTCCGCTATAATTTCTTCAGGAGGATTAAATTGATCATCTTTAGGAATTATTTTAGTTGCGCCTGTGGCTGTTTCTTTAACTTTATAAACCTCATTAGCAAAAGTCTTGTAATTGAAATATAAAATTTGAACAGTATTAGAATCATCTTCATTATAATTTGTAAGAGTTCTATCATAAAAACCATTATTATTATAAGACTGGCTGGCTATTTCTGTAAGATCGTCATTAGTTAGCCAAGGGAATTCCTTTTTAAGCTCATTAAGATGTACTGATTTTATTTCACCAACATAATATATGTCATCAAAATAAGGTGAATCTGTATAAGACCAAACTAAATTAACCGGATCTACATAATCAACTTTAGCTCCTTCAGCTTTATTAAATGTATTTTTAACCGCGCCAATACCGATAGTGGTTAAATCATAATTACATCTGCGTTTAATTAAATCGTATTTATTACCATCTAATAATACATTTAAAGCTTGCTCTTCAGCTAATTCAACTTGCTGCTTATAGCTTAGTTGCATATGCAAATCTAATTCCTCTTTATTTTGAGGCACTATCGACTTATCATTTTCAAATAAATTAACGCCAAATTCGGCTTCAGCAAATTCATTTAATTCTTTTGTTTGCATATCTCTAATTAAAGACTCCATATACTTGGTTCTTTTTTCAACACCGTATGGATCTTGAGAGTATGCTTTTATATCAAATTGTCTATCTGAAATACCGTTTACAACTATATCTACAAACTTAGGTATAATTGGCACCGGTTTCCAGTCTAAATTTAAATAAGATAAATCACCGTTAATTGATAACTCATCTTTATATTTTTGAATACCTTGTTCGCCTCTAGCATATAGTCTTAAATTATGAAAAGTATTTTGATTACTTACAAATCTATTAATGCCATTATCGCTACTAAACCATTCGTTTTCTATAGCCCTACCGATGGTTGTACCATACTCGATTGACATTTTTTCTGCATCGCTCGCTATTTGACTCGGAAAATAACTTGTTACAACTGACTCAGCCATATTTTATTTTTCTATTAGTTTTGATAAACCACCTGTATTGGTGTATTTAGCTATTTTTAAATTTATTTTATTTTTTTCAACGGTGGGTTTTGGATGGTATAAATGCCTGTTGCATGCCATAATAGCTAAACCTGAGCTAATAGCCGCATCAAACTTTGTTCTTTTATTTATATCAAACCTGGCCCATTCATTTAATGTAGTATTAAAATACATAATGCCATAATTGCCGTCTTCTAAAATCCCAACATATCTATCTATATATGATTCGATAGCCGCGGCGTGTGCTTGTTTAATATCTTCACTTGAGTTAGGCATACCGCCTATTTCTCTTTCTGTAACTGATAGTTTATTCCAAATTTTATCAGGGCGATTCATTGAATAACCTCTATAACCTCTTCGTTTAAAATAATACAACAATCTTGGTTTATTGTTTTCTGCAAGCAGCGGCATTCCGTAAAACACGCAAGCCATTAATACATCTTCAAAAAACATTTCTGCAGTTTGTGGCCTAGCTATATATTCTAAAAAAAATGCATTAGCGGGAGCATCTTCCATGCTAAATTTAGTTAACCCGTGCAAAGCTCCCTTTGATCCTTTACCATCTGTTGTTCCTGATATATCATAACTATCACAACCAAATGCGCCCATATGTTCATTGCCTGGGCTTTTTAAACCATTCTTTATTATTTGTCTATTTTGTAAAGCAGCCCCTGGTACCCAAGATACTTTAAATCTTCCGCTTGGATTTGGCGTGAAAACAACGGTTGAGTCTTTTATACCGCCAACCCATTGAAAATTACCTGTTGTTATAACATTAGTATTTCTTAAATCTTCGTTATAATCTATTTGCTCATATAACTTAACTAAGTTAAATATGCTATTTTTAGTTTCATCTCTAAAAGCGTGCTCCTCTGTACGCGGAAACTGCCTATAGAATTCATTTAAAGCATCCTGGTCGCCTCTTAATCCATCTGCCTCATTATCCCAGTGCTCAATTACTCCGACGTCTATAACGTCACCATATGGCCCCAAGACTTCTTCTTTTGGGGTGTTAAAAACAGGATGCCCATATTCATCTATAAAACCTTCATAGTTCCATTCCATAGGAATAAATAAAGAATATAGCCCAGAGGCCGTTTGTCCGTTTTTGTTTCTTTTAGTTACATTTGAATTATTATATAACTTTTTAAAGTTGTCACCACCTTTGTCTAAAGCGTTTGATGTTGAACCCATCATGCACTTTCCTATAATCCTAGACCCTAATCGTAAACACGTTTTTGTGACCCTCCAGTTATTTAATATATTATCAGGTCTTTCCCACTTTCCGCTTTCGTCGTGTACTAATAGTTTTAGTTTTTCACCATCATAAGAGTTGTCTCCTGTGTTTTTCCAGTCGATGGTTGTATCAAGTCCTTCGAGTAGCTCTTGGTCCTGTTTGTTTTGAATAGACTTTCTAGTGAGTCTAGACGCGGGTATCCTATAAGCGAGTTCAGTTTTGGGCCTATCCATACCGTCTTGTATTGGCCTGAAAAAGAACGGGTAGTTAACAGATATTGGGACAACCTTATCTGTGAACATTTTTTTTGCATCGGCGCCAGATTTGGACAATATTCCAAACCGTGAGTCGCTTGATATGGTTGCCATATTAACTGTTTCTCCTGAAGCCATAAACGAAAACCCAGAACGTCTGTTTTTGAGGTAAGACATACCATAGCACCTTGCGTCTGCTTTGCAAGCTTCCCAGAATATATAGAATAATCTGTTTGCTTCCCTAAAGTCTGGGTTCCCAACATCAATCTTGGACCACTGCAAGTACATAAAGTGAGTACCAGTAATGTAAGTAGCCAAGCCTTTGTTATTGAACCAATGGCCCTCGTCTCTGCGCTTGAATTGTTCATCTATATATGGTTCCCATTTTTTTTGGAAGTCTTCTGGATAATCTCGCCAATCAAAAATACTTTGTATTTGTTTTAGCTCTTTAGGATACCCATCTACTTCCCATTTATTTTTTGATTTATCTATTTTAGCAGGCTCTTTCGGCAATGCTATTTTAAGATTTTGTATGTTGTATATTTCACCGATTTGGCCGGTCTTACTTATAACAACTATATCATGCTCCTTGTCATAACCGTATATCCACTTCTTAGATTTATTAAGCCTGGCTATTGTATTTTGCCTTATTGGCGTTATGACGCTATATAATGATTGCTCGTACATTACCTAGATCTTTTTTCGGCAAAACCCTTAAAAGCTTTTTTTTCTATTTCTTCTTTAGGTTTATTTTCAAGTAAGTTTTCTTCGTCTTGTATTCTATTAAGAATTTCAAAAGCATCGAATATAGCTAGCTTTTTTGTAGCAGCGGCATTCTTTAATCTGTCCGCTGTAATATCATCACCCGAATCTACAATAGCCTCTTTAGCTACTTTAATTAATTCCTCAACTGCTTTATGCCCAGCTTGGATTATATTCTTCTTCGTTTCCTTGATATTCATATTTAATTGTAATTGAATTCGTGGGTACTCTATAAAATCGCTCGTTATTAATAACAAACTCATATTCCGCCCCTGGTTTAAAACCAACTAAGTCACCTTTATTTATATTATTTAAAAAAGGATCCTTCACATACAAAACGCCAATACACTCTTTTTCAAAATTAATAGAAAACATCTTGTCTTCTTTTATTGGTTTTACAAAATTAAAACCTTTGCATGCTACAAATTTATTCTTTCTTTTATAAGCATATATTTGATCCTCATTTGCAAAATAAACATTTTCAGTGTAGTAAGACTTACTATTCTTTTCTTGCCCTCTAATGTCTTTAAAACGTCTAAAAACATTATGATGCACTATCACATTATCACCAACTTGTATTTCGGTTTTTATTTCAGACGGTAAAGCTAATACTTTAGCAATACGATTAGAATAATTATGATTATGTAATTCGGTGTTTAAAATAAGATCCGCACCGCCTATATTTTTTTTATTATTATATCTTTCGCCGACAGGCTCTATAATAAAATTATATAGGGCTTTCATTAATACTGTAAATCATATTCAACCGCGATTGCCATATTCTTATTAAAATCTTTCCACGGCAATAACTCATTATCTTTTTTTATATATATAGAATACTTATTATCTTCTTCTATTATATTAGCTATAGTATGACCGCCATACACCTCCTGTCCAACGGAATAATGCATGGCGTCATTTTTATAGTCTCTGCCAATACTAATTTTCCGTATTAGGCTCATTTTCTTTTATTTCTCCTGTTGAAATATCTACAGAACAATTCCCGTAAATAGCCTCGAGTTCTTTTTGTGTATCGGATAACTTTTTCTTAGCTCCTTCAATGGCGTGAAGCAATTCATGCTTCTGAGCTTCTATCCCCCCAATTTGCAATTGTAAATTATTCATTTCATTTACAGTATCTTGCAATTTCTTTAATTCTTCTTCTGTTAATTTTTTTACTTCCATTTTATTTAATTTGATTGTTATTACTTTTATTATTAATTACGTATTATTCGCAATACCTAGCATAGGTCCAAAGGGTGTTAGCCGTTCCAGTAACTCTAACGGTAACATAGGGAAATGCTTGATAGTCTAAAGTCGTATAAACCCACCATACTAATTGTTGATACGGTGCAATTAACGGGTTAGAAATGCCGGTTTCTATTGTGTACTCTGAAGACCTAGTTGGTATGGTTCCTTTATTTACACCAATAAATTGGTCCGTAGCATTCATCTGTGGTGCCGTAGGTATTAAGTTGGTCGGCTCTGTGCCATAGGTATTATCAAAAGGGCCCGCATTAGCAACAGTCATTCCTGAAGTAGATATTTTAGTCCCGGTTGCAGGTCCATGAATTATTTCCATTTTATCAGGGACGTTCATTGGCTCAAACATTAAAGTTATTACGCCACCAGATGGATCTAGCGGTATAGTGGAATCTGAAATGCCAACGCCGCCAGATTGCACTTGACTATTGCAAGGCACCCCCGCAGCATCTCTATCTGGCCACCAAACCCCGTTTAATATTGCAGACCAATTCATTATTGAATAGCTACAATGTCTGCAACCGTAGTGTTAGCTCCTGTTACAATAGTGCTGACTATGCAAGGCAAAAAACTACCATTTGGAATGTTTTTAAATACCACAGGAGTATTAGGTGAACCCATCAAAGTAACTTCTATGTTTCCCCCACTCCCTAAGTATAATGCGCAGTTTTTAACGTTAGTAGTTCCTGCAACAACTGGAAATGCGTTTGTGCCGAAGTCTGGTTGATTAATAAATTGTCCCATTTTTATTATTTATTTATTATTTATTTTTTGATTTTTCCCACTTTTCTATAGTACGACCTACAAAGTAAGCGCTGTAAACCGTTACTAATAATGTTTGAAAGATTGGTACATATGCTTCATCTATTTTAAATTCCCCAATATTGCCATGAAAAACGGCTAATACTGTAAATATAAAAGTAAGATATATAAGAACCAATGGTCTTATATTCTTAGACAAGAAGGAATCAGAATTCATATCTGACTCCCATCTTGCCGTAACTTGCTCTTGAGCTTCTTTATCAGCTTTCTTAAGTATTTCTGTAATAAGGCGCTGAGCTTCTAATTTTTCTTCTTTAGTTGTTGTAAGATTATCTAAAACCTCGCCAACCTCTTTTATTACGGAACCTGAAAGCCATTGCCAAATTTTTTTCATTATCTGTTAGATTTTCTAATAGCTCTTTTTGCTTTTCTACTTGCTCTTTTTTCAAGGCGCTGCTCGCGACCTTTTAATCTTTTTGCTCTTTGCAAATTACCGCTCTCAAGAGCATCTATGCCTTTTTTTCTTGTTTTATCAGCGCGATCAGAAATTCTTTTTATTTGCTTTTCTTTTTTCTCACTTACTTTAGGCGTTATGGTAGCTTTAATTTTTATATCAGCACTAGGCCTTTTAGTTTCAATAGCTACAGCCTTTTTCTTCTTAGGCGTAATTGTTTTAGTAAACTTACGCTTTTCTGGCCCTTTTAATAAATCCGGAACAGGTTGGCTAGTAGGGCTATTTGAAGATGGGCTTACGCCATAATTAGGGTCTGTAGAGCCTGTAGACGAACCATTAGCTGCAGAATAATTTTCTTTACGAATGCTATCAGCGTCGCGCCCTTTTCTTTTTTCTTGTCTATAATAACCAGTTTGCCCGGGCTTTAATTGTGGTTTCGATGCTGCCTGGTCAAGCTTAGCCTTTTTTTTATCAGCTATTCTTTTTGCGTTACGCTCTTGAATTTGTGCACCTGTCAAGCGCGTTTGCTTAGCTGGAGATGTCATCTTCATTTTTACAGGACCGCCTACATTAAGTAAAGGCTCCGTGATACCACCTTTGGTAGTTTTTTGTATTTTCGCCGTTATAGGAGTGCAACTCCCGTAATTTTTATTAGCCATTGTTTTTATTTTTTATATGGAAATATTTTGTTTAACTTTTCTTTTCTGTGCTGGCACCCGCACGGGATATTTAATCCTTTTGATACTTTTTCTACAATTGTTTTAATACCTGTGGCTGTTGTTATTTTTTCAACAGTATCGCCTAATCCCTGTGATTTCATAATATTATATTTAGCACTTCCATCTACGCCTTGCGGCGCAAATCCGTTTATCTGGAGTTTTGCTACAATTAATATTGTGCATTTTCATTTGACCTAAAGATCTCGCGCAATATGATGTGCGTCTAGATCCACCGCCAGGTTGTGGGGCTTTTAAATTACCACCGGTTTCTTTATTATATGCCTCTCTGCCCGCAGCCGTCATACCAGCCCCCTCTTTAGCTGAAAGAAAATGTCTCCCTTTGCCTTTCGTAGTTTTACGAAGTTTTTTAAATGGAGAATTATTTTGAACGTAAGCCATAATTTATTTTTTACCGTAACCCTTCATTTTAAATCCAGACCGCATTTTATTACTACTAGCAAGTTTATTAACCGCCGCACCAATAAGTGCTTTACCTGCTATAGCCGCTAATGGACCTAACTTAGCTGGCGACTCTGGCGCTGATTTAATAGCGTCTTGTAAATGTTGTGGTAATCTGTTTTGATTTCCTTGTAATTTTTTAGCTGCCGGGCTTTTCGCCTTCATTTTATATGCAGAAGGTTTCATTTTTGTAGGTGCACTGTATTTGCCGTATTCGGTCGTGTCCGTTACCTCAGGAGTGCTTTCTTGAGTATTGCTAACTGTTACAGGCGTAATTTCAATTTCATCAGCTGCAGATGTTTCAGGAGCGGTAGAAGTTTCTGTAATTATGTTTGCTTTTCTAGCTGCTAATTCTTTTTGTCCTTCTATGCCTAATTCAGACTTACCCATTTTTCTTTCACCAGCATAAACACTGCCTGCGCCCGGAGCTTTACCGCTAGCCCTAGCTTTTTTCTGTCTAGTAGCCTGTGCTTGAAATTCTTCTAATTCGGCTGCTGCCTCTTCGGCTTTATATTCCTTGCGCAATTCAGGCGTTAATGTGCCTGCTTTTTTTGCAGCTTTAATTTTGGCCCTACGAATATCTCTTTGCTCTTTTTTAACAGCTCTTGATGACGCTCGGGTTTCATATGGCTG